CCCTTCCCGTTGTCCTCAAAAACTGCTCCCCGCCCGCCGGGGCGAGCCCGCGCCGCGGACGTCTCGATCTCACCGGCTCGACGCCCCTGTACTGAGCGATCGCGATCCGATCGGACCCCCCCGCCTTTCGACCGTTGCAAGCCGTACAGATAGCGGCGAGGTTGTCGGGGTCCCATATCGAGCCCCCCGCGGCCCGGGGGATCTTGTGATCGACCGCGTTAGCTGGACGTCCGCATAGGTAGCAACGATGGGAATCCCTGTCGAGTATGCCCCGGCGTAGCTTCTGCCACCGCCTCGAGCGCATAGGATCCGGAGCCATTACCCCCCCCGGGGTTTCGCATCGCGGGCTAGGGCGTCGAGCGTCGTGTCACCCGCGCCTACACGAGAGCGGCGGAGGAGCTCGAGCGCCGCCTCGCTGCTACCCGTAGCCCGAGCCTCCGCCTCCGCCTCCTCCCTCTCTACACGTTCTACGATCGGGTGCGTTCGATACCACTCCGCTTCGTCTAGCTCGAGCCCCTCCTCATCGAGACGTTGCCGAGCCTCAACTACCTTCGCTGCGAGCTCCTCGAACTTCGTCTCACGAGCCGCCCCCTCGATCCGATCCTTGAGGACGATCGTCGTCGTCCTCGCCCCCACGTAGAACCCTGCCACGAGCCCGAGCCCGAGAGCCACCGCGTACCGCTTCGTCCGTGTCATCGTCTACCTCCGTCGAACTCGATTGTTGCGTCCCCGTCAATTATCGCCCGGATCTGTGCGGACGTCATCCCGTGTCTCGTGAGTATCTCCTCGAGTATCCACTCGAGACGGTACGCCTTACGCACCGAGAGGATCCATAGGGCGATCATTATCAAGAGAGCGAATAGGAGGAGGATCCCCGCCGTGAGGATCTCGCCGTCGAGTCCCATTACATGACCTCGATAGCTGACGCCTGATAGACGTCGTTCCCGTCCTTGATCGTGTGAGTGACCTTGACAATCTCGAACTCGAGCGCCCCGCACCCCGGAACCCGATCGCGGTCCCCGACGTCGAGCCGATCCCCGGCGTCAACGAACGTCGTCCGCTCGAGTACGTACCGGATCGTCTGCATGATCTGGCGTTCCGGCATCCCGTCGAGCTCCCGCGCCTTGAGAGCGATCTCCGCGTTCGTCGCCTTTTTCGTCATCTCATACCCTCCGCTAGATCGTCAACGTACGTGAGATCAATCGTCTGCCCCGGGCGTACCGGGAGCGGAGGCGGGAGACGTTGCTCGAGGAGATCGAGATAGTCCCGTTGTAGACGGATCCACTCCCGCTGAGCCTCAACGGGGTCCGTGTAATCCGTCGAGCTCACGACGGAGATCCCGGCATACTCCGTGACCTGATAGAGACGATGGCCCCGTTGCTCCCGGGCGATCATCTTCCCGTCGCTATTCCACGATCCTACGTGACGCCGCGGAGCCCACCGCTCCGATCTGCTCATCGTGTACCTCCCATGACGACCCGGACGATCGGGATCCTATCCCACTCCGCCGCGGCGATCTCGAACGCGAGCATTACATCGAGGAGTATCACCGCGAGAATCAACCCGCCGATCGCGTGCTGTAGAAACGTCAACGCGGACCCCCGATCCTGTACGTCCCGGCGAGCAATAGCTCGAGCCGTAGACCGTCGATGAATGAGCGGATCCTCCGCATCGTGTGACCTCCCGTTACTAGGTACGGGACGGAGCATAGCGGGACGATCCGGAACGCGAGAACGCCCGCCCCATGATCGACCCGGGCGGGCGTTTCGCGGATCCTCCGCTATTGTGCGAAGTGTGCATGACCGTAACCTAGATTCTAACCACGTTTCGCCGGTTCCGCGCGCTCGATCGCCCCCGGCGGATCGTCCCATTACCGCCGATGCTCGCGAGGCGGGAAACACGCGAGCGAAATGTCACCACCACTGACGGAGACGATCGAACCCGGACGATGGGACCGTTGACGCCTCGAGCGTTGTATCGGATACCCGCGGGAGTCGATTCGGGAGTGAGAGCTCCCGCGCCGATCGGCCCGCCGAGCATCCCCTACGGGATGGACGGGAGCGGGAGAGCGTGGACGCCCTAACCCATACGGGGCGTTTGGTGTGAGCATCGGATAGGAGCCCCGGGGGACGCCATAGCTACGGGGAGTAGTCGAGGACGGAGGATCCCGGACCACCGGACGGGATCTTGAGCGGAGCGCGTCCCGGGACGTTTCGGTACACTCCGGAACATGAACGATGAACTAACCCACGCCGCCGAGCTCCCCGCCGAGCTCCTCGAGCCCGCGTCCGACCTACCGATGCGGGGCGAGGAGTTTCTCCGCCTCGCGACCCGTCTAGGGATCGACTGTCCCGTGACGTACGAAATCACGATCGCCGCCACGATCAACGCCGTAGGCGAGCGTGATCCGATCGAGGCGATCGTCACGGAGTACGTAACCGATGACGACGGACTGATCCTGTTCGCTCAAGACGGGGAGCCGATGAGACGGAGCCGCGTCGTCGTCCTCCGTAGCCTCGAGGCGTCCGTATGAGCGCCGGGGACCGCCCGGAGTATTACGGACCGCGTGACGTCGCCCGCCTCCTCGAGATCGACCGTAGGACTGTCTCCCGTCTGATCGAGGACGGGGATCTCGAGGCGTACCGTATCGGTCCGAAACTGATCCGGATCTCGCGGTCCTCGCTCGAGTCGTTTCTCGAGGATCGCCGCATCGTGTGAGCCCGTAGGATCGCCGTAGAGGACCCCCCGGGGAGCTTGGGGTCGGTAGACCCCCCCGGGGGGTTCGTTGATCCTGTACGCCGTCTCCGCTCGCTGCGGGGCGTCTAGCTCCCTCTGTGTTTCAAGATCCACCCGATGACGATGAGCGCTCCCGCCACGAGTCCGATAACGAACTCGATCCCTGTCTCATCGAGCCACCGCATCGTTACGGAGCGATCTCGATCGACGTCCACGTATTGACCCCGGCGATCCCATCGACCGTTAGCCCGTGGTCGCGCTGATACGCCTCGAGGCGTCCCCGCGTCTCCGGACCGAATACGCCGTCCACGCCATGCCGCTCGAGCGAATAGCCGTGACTGATTAGGAGCCCTTGCAAGATCGAAACGTCCGGGGCGTAATCGTTCGTTGACTGAGAGACGAGAACGCGGGAGACGTCGATCGGGAAAGAGTCCGGATCCGGATCTGTGGGGGGGACTGATCCGGACCCGGAGATCCGTGAGAGATCGAGGACGCCCGTATCCCAATGGGTCTGATACGGGACGCCTCCGTGAGCCGTTAGACCGTTGAACATATCCCAATCGACGGAGCTCAACCGATGAGGAGAACCCGTTCCGTACCGCCAACCCCCCGCCGGGGTCGGAGTCACGCCGGGACCGATCCCTGTCTCCTCGCGAACCCACGCTACCCACGAGCCGAGATCCGCGTAGCCGTCCGCCGAGAGATCCCCGATCCATAGGCGAGACGGATCGGCGTCCGCGATCGACTGATCTGAGTAGGCGAGGATCTCAAGCTGGATCGCCTTGCAATTCGTGTGACCGCCGGAGGAGTGTCCCCGCATCGTCCCGACGTATTCGCTCATCGAGGCGTGACGGTAGAACTTGCGGGAGGCGGGATCGTACGTGTAATGAGGAGCAACGTCCCCATTCGAGTATCCCGGCATCCCGACTGTCTCCGTCGTGTGCAGAACGATCGCGAGAGCGGGGCGATTGTGAACGTTGATCGGCCCATACGTCGTCGCCGCTGCTCCGTCCACGGATCCCGGATACCTATCGCTCATCGTGTGTCTCCTCGAGTAGTTCGCCGGTTTCGTCCGTCTGATACTCCGCCTCGAGCTCGATCGCCGCCTTGAGCATCTGCGTGACGATCGCCCGGAGGCGGAGGAGCTCGATCGAGAGCTCCCGTATCTGTACCTCGAGCGTCTCAATGTACGCCCCGGGGTCGATCTCGATATGTTGAGGATCCGGATCCATCTATGCGCCTCCCGCTAGTCGATCATTGTGCAACGAATACAGTAACCCACTGGTCCGAGGCGGGATAGGACGGCGGACCGTACCTAGCGAACCGCCACGCACCCGTCTGATCTTTGATGAACATACGGCACACGAGATCCGCCGACCCCGTCTGTGGGAGTTGTCGCCACGTGGTCGCGTCGTACTTGACGTAAATACCCGGATCGTATCCCGCCCCGTTGTAGAGGGCGATAACGGGTTCCCACGTAACCGCCGCCGATCCCGGCTGATCTAGATTGAATTGATCGACGCCGAAATGACCCGCCGGGAGCGGGATCGGACCAACCGGCATATCGAGCCTCCCGTCCTACGCGTTGACCTGTAAGTAGACGTCGCCTACGGAGCCGAGCCCCGAGTCCGGGGGCGTCGTCCCCGTGTAAATGTTGCGGACTACGCCCTCATTCGTTGGTGCGTATCCAAACGTTGATCCGATGCGTACCGTCCCGTCGATCAGAGACGCCCGTATCAGATAATCCGCGGAAGCCGTGCCGATGTAAACGTGATTGAGAACGTCATCGCCTCCCGCGAGAAGCATCCCGCCAAGTGGTACAGTATCGGCCGCGTTCCTTGCCCCTATCGCTCGTTCCCAACCTCCGCCCCGAGCGTACGCCCCAAGATTCGCCGCGGACATCTGTCCGATTACTTTCGTATTTGCATCGAGCTCGAGCGATCCCTCCTCCTTGATCGTGACCCGCGCGATCTGAGCCGAATCGTAGAGGATCGTTTCGTCTGAGATCCGTATCCGAATCAAGTGAGTCGAGACGCCGCCGCGGATATCGAACACTGCGCCGTCGAGCGCCCGGAGACTGATCGCGTCGCGAATGTTGAACCCGGCGAGATAGAGATCCCCCGTCATCGCGCCGTCTCGTGTCGGTAGGTACGGGATCCACGCCGCCCCGTTGTAGAGCTCGAGCGAGGCGGAACCCTCGAGATAGGACGGATCTCCCACGATCGGGACGGGGACCAGAGTCGCCCGCTCCGTCGCGTCCGCATAGCGGGATATGACCCGATCGCGGATCGGGTTCCCCCAACTCGTGAGGATCGTCTCGCCGCCTACAACGTCCGGTATCTCTGACACTATGCGCCTCCTATCCGAAACCCGCTTGAGAAACCTTGATCGAATGAGCCCGCGTCCGGCGGCGGGATCGTCTGAGAGTCATCGAGACGGAGCGTCATCTCCCAATCGGACGCCGTTACTACGTGGTCGATCCGCATTACGTGAGCCTCCGCCGTGTAGCCCCACCCCGCGCCCGTTGAGACTGTCGCCTCGATGAGATCCCCTAGCCTCGTTTCGAGAGCGATCGCCGCCCGCTGAGCATCCTTCGGCCATACATCGACGGACTCGATCCGGATCCGATCGTATGCGAACGCCGCGAGGAACCGATCCGCGAGCTCGAGAACGTCCGTGTCGTTGTCGTTTTCGAGCCCCGTCCGCTTGAACGTGCGCCGGAAGTAGCGCGACCAGGACGTTGTATCCGTCGCCCGCTGCATGATCCCGTCGCGTCTCGTTAGCTGGACGTCGTTGTAGATCCGTTGCGCGGACCAATCAACGATGTAATCGAGCGGATCTATGTCCGATCCGGGACCGCCAATCCGATACTGGACGTTCACGGACCGGGGATCGAGCTTGAGCCACTCCCGCGCCTTGAACGTCGGGATCGCCGCCTGATCGAAGAAGATCCCGCCGCCCTCCGCCTCCGCTGCTTTCTGCATCTCATCGAGCGTCGAGCCCGGGATATCGGACGCCGCGAGTGTCGCTGTCCCTGTCTGTATGTTCCGGAAATCATCGGGCCAACCCCACCGATCGAGGAGCCATATCACGCGATCGCTCGAGAGCTCCCCGGCGGGGAGCGGAGTCTCGAGAGGCGGGAGTCGATCCATCTGCATTACGCCGGAGAATCCGTACCCGGAAACGATCGTGTCGATCCCGAAACCGCCGCTCGTGTAGGCGTCGTTGATCGCGTCCACGTAGCCCGTGAACATCGGGAGCCATCCCGTGATATCCGTGTACGCCTCAACCTTGAACCACCGCCCCGGGCGGAGCGAGAGCTTGAAGTTAGGGGACTGTCCCGCGATCGGGTTCCATATCCCCGTTTGATTGTCGAGTATGAGCTTGAACCGTCCCGTCCGGAACGCCTCCTCGAAACGATCCTTTCCGAAAGACGTCTCGACCCGGAGCGCGTACGCCGTGACGTCATACCAATACGCCTCGCCTACACCCCCGGACGACCACTCGTTGAGATCCCACTGAGCGTCGTCCCATAGGGCGGGACTGTCGGGGCCGTCCACGAGTCCTAGCGAGAGCGATACGCGGAACTGTACGTCGCCGCCCGCCCACATCGAGATAGGGCGGGACCTGTTGAGCCGCCGGGGGACGGGAGGCATTAGCCGAGCCCGCCCCGGACGACCACCGGGATAGCGCCGTTCGTCCTGTTGTAGACGGAGAGGAGATCAACGATCCTCGAGGCGATCGCTTGAGGATCTGAGAGTGTCGCATCGACGTAGACGTTCACGACGTTACCGCCGCCGCCTCCGCCGCCCGTCGCCTGTTGGGAGGCGTTACTGATCGTCTCGCCGCCGTGGACGACCGCGAGCGTAGGAGCTCCGGGAGCGCCCGGGACCCGCCCGCCCGTCGCGAACCCGGGGAGCTTGAAACTAGGCATCTTCCAATTCGCGAACGGGTTCCGGATCGTTGTCGGGATCCTCCGGATCGACGCCACTAGGCGATTGATCCAATCCCGTACGGAGCGGATCCCGCGTCCCCATATCTCGAGCTCCTCGCGGACGTCTCTGGTCGCGATCGAGAACTGTCCCGCCGTCGCGTCCCACGCGTCCCCGAGAGCCCCGATCTTGATCCGCCACCCGTTCGTATCGTCCGCGAGCTTCGCGAGCGCGTCGTAGAAATCAATCGTGTGCTGTGTCGCCGTGTTGAGGATCGGCGTGACGTACGTCCCGAGCTCGATCTGTAAGTCCTCTTGAGCCGCGACGAGCTCGTTCGTTTTCCCCGCCGCCGTTTCCGATGCGTCCCCGAGAGCCCCGATAGCGGGAGCCGCCGCCGTCGTGATGATGTCAGTAATCACGATCATTCGCTTTTCGCCCTCGCTGAGAGTCGCGAATAGCGGATCCACCCCCTCACGCGTCGCGATCTCCGCCTTGATCTTTGCCTCATTGAGCTTGACGCCCCACTGCTCGAGCGGATCGAACTCGCCCCTAATCGCCGCCGTCACCGCGTCGATCGCCCGCTCCGTGTTCCCGACGTCACCCGCGAACGTGGCGAGATCCCCGCCGAGCGTCGTGAGATCCCCGATGTAGCCCGCCGCCGCCTCCTGTCCAACGCCCATCCCCGTGACCAGTAGACCTTGCTTCGCGATTAGCTGATCGAACTCCCCGGCGTTGAACCCCATCGTCCTACGGAGATCCTCGAAATCGTCCCGGAGTCCTTGAGCCGCGGGGCCGAGAGCCTTATCCGCCGACTCCGCCGCTATGCGAGCCGAGTCCGCCATCTTCCCCGCTTCGACCGCCCAATCGAACATTTCGCGAGCGCCGAGAGCGAGCCCGACCGCCCCGAGCGCTTTCTGCATATCGGAGAAACCGCGCGTAGCTTTCCCCGCCGCTTTCTCCGTCGATGAGAGATCCCGGTTAGCTTGCCGCGTCCCCTTTTCGAGCCCCTTTGTGTCGGAGAAGAACCGAAACCAGAGATCCGCCGTCGTCTTAGCCATTAGACCGAGCTCCTCCCCGCCGTCGTTTTCGTCTCTACGCCCTCTTGCTTGAGGAGCTTCGTCACGACCCGGAGCGCCCCGTCCGCCGTCTCATCTTCCCACCGTGGGAGCTCCGCCCGGATCGCCGGGAGTACCGCCGTCCCCACGGATCCCTTATCGAGCCGATCCGGGAATCCCCGATACTGGGCGTAGTGGGGTTTGCTGATCTTCGTGTTCGGCATCCCTCGCCCGAATACCTGCGAGACGTAGCTCCCGAGCTCCGCCCCTACCGCCGTGTGATTGTAGAGCGAGCGCATCAGCTTGATCGAGGCGGACGATTGATTCGTTACGGATCGGATCTGAGCCGCCCGCCTCGAGTACGTACCTCCGAACGGACGCCCCATCATTCGACGTCGGGAAGTGTCCCGGATCTCGTTCGTCTCCGCCCGCATGATCCGGCGGACCTCGTTCGACGCCTCACGATCGAACCGGCGGAGCGCCGTAATCGACCCCGATAGACCGTCTACCTCGAGCCCGCCCTCCCCGAACGATGCTTTCTCCGCCACGAAATACCCCCCGGGGTCTAGACCGGCGGGACCGGGGGCGTGTAGAGAACCGCGCCGTCCGTGTCTCCGTCGAACGTCCACTCCCATTCGCCTTGAGCGTCGTCTGAGTGTCCCATCCCCGTAGGCGATAGGAGCCCCGAGTACTCCCCGGCGTCGATCGTCCCGCCCGTCTCGCCTACCACGATATTGAACGCGAGCGGGACGTCGGACTCGAATAGTGGGAGGAGCTCCGGGAGGATCTCGACGGAGATATGACCACCGGCTGAGAGCGTCCCGCTGATCTGTCCCGGGATCGTGTTCACGTACTTTTGACCGAACACGGGTTTCGGGAGCGATACCCGCGACCAATCGAGCGAGAGGACCCGCCCAACGACCGTGAGATCCTGCGTTCCGATCTCGATCGCCGCCATGTACCCCGGAACGAATGTTGGTGTCGTTGTCATACTCCGTCGTCTCCCATCCTGATAGTTACTGTGACTGTACCGCCGATCGCTTTGACGCCCGCGACCTCCGCCTCGCCTATGTCCACGAACGCTATCCACTGAGCCCCGGCGATCTGAGCGAGAGCGTCCGTTATCTCTTTCCGTCGATCCTCGAGGCGATCGAGCGCTACCTCCGGGATCGCCCTCGACTCGAGGATCTGGATCCGGAACCCGATCCGTACCGCCTCCGCCCGCCCGTCGCGACCGAACGAAATCGGGACGATGTACTCCCCGCCGTCCGGAGCCACCACCACCGCGGGAATCACGTTTACCTCAACCGGCGAGGCATAGACCGCTACCGGCTGAGTGAGCTCCGCCTCGAGGATCCCGGCGATAACGTCGCGAATCCCCATTATGAGAGCCCGAACGAGACTTGAAACCCTCGAATGAGCGGGGACCGCCTGATCGTCTGAGAGGCTACATCCGCTATCGAGAGCGCCCCGAACCACTCCTCCGATCCCGCCGTCCCTACCGGGGCGTCCGCCGCCTTGTAGACCGCGATCGCCGCCGACGTACAGAGCATCGAGATAGAGCGAGGAACGAACGCGTATTGCGGATTCGATCCCGTATCCGGAAACGATCGCCCGAGCTCGAAATCGAGCGCTATCTCTGACGCGACGATCGCCTCTGTTAGATCCTCATCGAACCCCGTTTCCGTGTCCGGGATCCGGAGGCGTCTCCGTACCGTGGCGAGCGTCGTGTAACGGGGAGTGTCCGCATCTGCCCGCGGTGGCCCATACGTGTACGGGACCGTGAGATCCGCGACCGTTATCGGGGACGCCTCGATCGGCCCGCCGCCGTCGAGATCCTCAACCGTGTAGACCACTACCGCGCCCTGGGGGACGTCATCGAGTGTCGAGTCCGTGAACGCCGAGAACTCCCCGGACGTCGCTCCGATGATCTTCGGCGGAGATACGTCCACGATGCGGGCGATCTCGAAACCGCCGATCGGAGGCGGATCCGCTACCCACGAAACGAGCGCCGTCACGTTCGATATCTGTTGAGCTTGAACGAGTGAGATCGTCATACCGGGGGCTCCTCATACGCTCGTGAAATGACCTCGAGCCCCGCCTCATACACGATGAGAGATCCACCGCTCGTTGTGTTGCGGACCACGAGAGCTAAGTACTCCGTCCCGTCCATCGCCATTCGATGTTCCGATGCAAACGGGATGACCTGTACCTCTGCATTTCCGTCGATAACGAACGGGATCCGGGCGTCCTCATCGACCACGCCGCCGTAACTGAGAGCGAGCTCGAACGTGTCATTCGCCGCCCCTGACGGATCGAGCGAGAGTCTCGCCGTCGTCCTCGAGGAGCGGAGAAACCCCGGCGTTACCGTGACGTCGGGACCCCACGCCGGTACGGGACGGATCGAACCGTCGTTGATCCACCGCACCGCTGTAGACGGAGGAATCATCCCCGGGAGCGTCGTCCCGTTGAGCTCGAGCCATACGTTCTGAACGAGCGGGAGCGTGACCGGACCGACCTCCGCCGGATACGAATAGCCGCCCCGATCGGGCTCGAGCGCGAGGAGATACTCGCGTACGTCCTGCGGACTCACGAGATTCGAGGCGTTGTCCGGGAGGAGCGCCCGGGCGTCCGCTAGGTGTCTGAGCGTATCCGCCACTCGTTACCCCTTCGTCTTTTTCGCTCCGGATCCCGTCTCCGTCTTTTTGGTCCGCTTGGGAGCGGACGCCTTACGCGTCCGCTCCGTAGCGTTGTAGACCTTACGTGTCGCCATTACGGGACCGTGATACCCGAGAGCACCGCGAACGCCGCGGGACGTCGGATAAATAGGCTCGAGAACCCGTACACCGAGACGTCCGTCGTGAGGACGTCGGGATACGTGAGCGCGATCTGAGCGGGGGTTCCGGAGTCCTCGAATAGCAACGCGTCCCGGAACGAGCCGAGAATCACGAGATCCGCCGGAGCGGAGTCATCGAGGACGACGGGGATCGAGCGGAGCGTACCGGCGATCGACGCCGCGTTACCGATACCGGCGGGGTTCGCCGGGGCGTCCGTCGTCACGAGCGGACGTCCGTCCGTATCGACCGCATCGAGGAACGCGCCCCATATCGTGCTGTGCATGATCGCGGCGATCGGGGACCGCCTCGAGCCTGCATAGACCGCCGCCCAACCTGTACCCACGAGAGCGAGCGCCGCCTTGACGTCGCCCGTAACCGGGATGTCTGTCGCTCCGGCGTTGAGAATCCCCGTGTAGCCCGTGAGCGAGGCGGGAGTATCCACCGTGGGATCGCCGTTGATCGTCTGTCCGTCGAGAAACTCGCTGTAGTCCGCGAGGAGATCCCGCACCACTTCGTCCATGTAGGACGGGTTCGACCACATCTGAGCTTGCAACGTGACGCCCTGACCTCCGGCGATCGTTGCTTTCGGACGATCGTCGAGGATCCATGTCTGTTTCTGATCCTCGACCGTCGTCCCCTCGCCGTCCTGATAGCCGACCTTCGAGCCGACCGATACCTCCGGGAGCTCGATCTTATTCCCATCGGCGGGGAGCGCCCTACCGTCGAATAGGTCCGCCGTGGGGCGTCCCTCGCGGAGCAACGTGAGGAGCTCCGGGATGTAGACCTCGTTCGGAGTCGAATCACCGATCGAATTACCGACCTCCGCGAACGCCCGGAGATTGATCGCGGATCCGTCCTCGTTCACGAGCCCGAGCTCGATCGAACGAGTGAGCCGCTCCGTCGCCGCTTCGTGTCCCGGGGAGCGTCTCCGGCGGGCGATCGTGTCCGTGAGAACGTCGCCTACCGTCCGGTAGTTGTGGCCCCGATGCTCCGCCTCGATGACCGGGGGCGCGACTACTGCCGCGGTCCGGATCTCATCGACCGCCGCATCGACCGCCGAGCGAACGAGCTCCGCTACCTCTGTCGCCTGATCCACCGTGTTTTCGTTTTCCATCTCCGGATCCTCCCGGTTTGTTGAGCGGACCGCGATCGGCTCCGCTGACTGATACACGGGGGTTCCCGTGAGTGTTACCTCGCGGAGATCCACTGATCGGATCTCCGTCGTCTCGATCCCGTCGTTAACTGATCTCGAGGCGTCCCCGATGAGGAAACCGACCGAGATCCCTACCGCCCCGTCACGAGCGAGAGCGAGAGCGTCGTCGCCGTCCCGCGTCGCTGAGATCCGGAGCGTCCCGTACACTGCATCGGATCGCTCCTCGAGCGCCTCGAGGCGTCCTACAACGGGGCCCGCGTGACCGTGACCCGTCTCGAGCTTGACCGCGATCCGTCCGTCGTTGAGTCCCGAGCGCGTGAACGAGCCCGGGAGAAACATCTCCGCTACCCCGGGATAGAGCTCGTGAGGTTCGTTGATCGGAGCGATACGCGCCTCGATGATTCGCTCCTCCGCGGGAGCCTCGAGGAGCTCAATAGCCCGTAGCCTTAGATCATCCATCGACCGTCGCCTCCTGAATAGCGGGATCCTCCGTCGTTGTACCGTCCACCGTCTCTACGATCTCCTCCTCGCGGAAATCGAGACGATCGCCGCCGGGGAGCGGATCCCGCCCCTCGAGCTCGCGGATCTCGTTCGTCGTGTAAATCCCATTCTGTCGAGCTACCGCGTAGGTATTGAAACGTGTTTGTACGTCCGCCCGGAGGAGCTTCGAGTAATCGTGTCGGATCTCCCGAGTGGACGGGAGGAGCTCACCGAACGCCTCCTCGATCCGCTCCGTTAGGGGCTCGACCCCTGTCCGCTGATACTCCGTCCATACGCCCTCGAGGTTCCGGTACGTGATAGAGCCGCCTTCCGCGACCGCGTTGAGCATCGCCGCGGGGATCCGGAGTAACCGGGAGACGTCCCGGATACCGAATTCGCGTTGCTCGAGAAACTGCATATCTTGATTCGATAGCCGCGTGGACGTCCACTGCATACCGCCCGTGAGGAACGCGACACCGCGTTTCCCTTCGTGACGTTCGTCCCATCCCTGACGTATGAGATCCGCCTCCGGCTCCGTCATCTTCCCCGGGACCGTCACGATCCCATCGGGGACGCCGCCCGACGTCGCCGCCTCCGCCGCCTTCCCCTCCTCCGCGATCATCGTTGATAGCGAGAGTCGAGCCGCCTGTACCGGACCGAGCCCGAGGAGCTCCCCGGGGGCGTCCATCATCTTGATATGCAGGATCCCGACGTTCGCCTCGAGCTCGAGCCCGCGCCACCGATAGAGAGCCCGAGTCTGAGTGTCATTCCATCGGACGTTGACCTCGTGATTCGGGATCGGGATCGCGACCGTAGGGCGTCCCTCCCGATCGGGAGCCGTGAGATAGCAATAGGCGTTCCCGTGTAGGAGGAGCATCGTCGTGATACGCCGCCGCGTGACTTGAACATTCGAGAACGGATCCGGACGCCGGAGGATCGCCGGTTTCGGATCCGATGGGACGTTTCCCCGGTAGCTGTTCCACGGGAGAGCGGAGACGGTATCCGCCAACATATTTACGCCCGCGTACATCGTGGGGACCGCCATCGACGCCGATGGGCGTCCGATCAACCCGGAGCCGTCCGGGATCGAGAGCGTGAGCGTGGACGGTACAACGACGGAGACGTTTCGAGTCTCAACGCCGATGATCCTACGGAGTGTTGAGCGAATCACGCCCCGAGCGTACCGCACAACGTACGGATCTGTCGAGCTTTTCCCGAACGAAACAGAGCGCCGGCAGCTCCTTTTCCTCTCTTTTGTTCGGCTGATCCCCGTCCGGAGCCGTAGAACGTACGGATCCCGGGGCGTCCCGGTATCGCCGCCGGTATGAAATCGCCTCATATCGACGCCTACACGATCGAATCCCCGCCCCAATCCGTAACGGGGCGGATCGGGGCGGGGACGCCTTGAGGTTAGAGGATCTCGAACCGTCTCCGTGGACGGAGCGAGAGATAGAGAGCCCGAGCGAGCGCCATAACGCCCGGGATCGCGATCGCTGAGTTGAGGCGGGCGATCCGAAACGTCCCGTCGCCTACGTCCCGCCGTCCCGCCGATGCGATCTGAGCATCGAGATAGGGATCGGAGGCGTGGACGATCGACTCGTTCGCCGCTGCGTCCCATAGCGAGGAGCACGCGTTCACCCACTTAACGCCCGTGACCGGCTCCGTGGGATACGTATCCGGCGGGAGACGTTCGATGAGCCCCGAGCACGTATAGGGATCGAACCCGATCGCCTCCGGGGACCAATGATCCGCCCATCCCTGTAACGCCCGGGCGATCGCCGTCTCATCGACGCCCCACTCGCTCACCCATCGTTGAGCTACGCCGATCAACGTCGGGGGACCGATCGGCTCGCCCGTGTCCTCATCTATCGGGGCGTCCGGGGCGGGGGGTTTCGTCACCGCGATTACGATCGCCGCCTCGAGGCGGGCGGGGTCGATATCGACCGCCATCATTACCCGATCCCCGAGCGCCGGAGCCGTGAGCTTGAGCTCCGGATCTCCGCATAGGATCCACTTGTCGAGCGGGACCGCCGTCTCCGTCGCCGTCTCTACCCACTGGCATAGCGCCTCTGTCCGGAACTTCTGAGGATCGTCTGATCGGAGCTCCTCGATAATCGCGTCCGCCCCGATCGAGATCCCGAGCGCCGGATTCGCCTCCCGCCATCCCTCCGGATCCTCAACGGAGCGCTCCGGATCCGCCGAATACTCGATGAGAGCGATCGCCGGATCGGATCCGGGATCGTCCACCGCGGCGAGCCCACGATCCCGGTATCGGCGGAGAATCACGGAGTCCGGATCCCCGGCGTTACTCACGAGCCACATTTGCGGATTCGGGACCGCCCGCTGCATATAGATACCCGCTGAGAGCATCGCGTCGTCCCGCTGCTCCCGAGCCTCATCGACGATGAACGTATCGACCGTCCACCCCCTCATCGCCTGTTGACGGGGAGCCATGATCCGATACGCCGATCCGTCCTTGAGCGTGAGCTCCTCATTACCGTTCGTGAGACGTACCGTGTCGATCTCCTCGCGGAGCATCGGTACGTCCTGGATAGCGTCCACGAGCTCACCGAATATATGCCGCGGGAGCGCCCGATCCGCCGCCGTATGGACGATGAGTTTCTCCGGAAAGAGAAAGAGCCCCGCGAGGATCCGGAGGAGTAGGACCCGTGTCTTACCGTTCTGTCGAGCCACGAGGAGGACGATCGACCGGCGGAGCCACCGCCCCGTAGCTGGATCCGTACAGAGAGCGAGATCGAGCGTGAGGCGTTGCCACTCCCACGGGGCCATCCCCGCTATCTCTGCGAGCGCCTCAACCCTCGAGCCCTGAGACGGACCGTTACCCCGCGGGGTCTGGATCCGGGGAGTCGAGATCCCCGATAGGTCCCGGAGCTCCTCCGTCGTCCACGTTTTGTACGTCGGGAGCGTCTCCTCCGTCTCCGGGGACGTCTCCGGGCGAGGACTCAACGAGTCGCCGAAGGATAGCGAGAGCATCCTGTCCGTCATCGTCGCCGCCCCGTCGAGTCTCCGGCGTGAGCCCAAGCTGACGGAGATACGGGAGGAGCGTACCGGCGAGATACGCCCGCTTCCCGATGAGATCGTTTAGGACTTTCGGATCTCCGAACATAGACCCGCGATCTATCTCCGCGAGAACGTGGTCGATCCTGTCGAGATCGTCCGCCAACCTCACCGCCGTCTTGTGAGCCCCTTCGTCCGTCGCCTCGATCCACGGAGCCGCCTTGATTGATCGCTCGAGCGCCGGGACGATCGTCCGCGGGCGTCGTTTTCGTGTCATTCGTCATCGTCCACAACTACACCCGCGGGGACCGCGAACGTCTCCGGACGTTTCGAGGCGTCCCGACCGTTCACGAGTCGATCCCGATTAACTCGAGCCCCCCCGTCCGTTTTCGCGTCAATAAGCGTGGGGGGGGGGAGGCGGT